TAATTATAACTATAGAGTTACACAAAGAGCAACTGTGACAGGTGGTACCTGGGTCAGTGGTGGTGCTAATTCATCAGTAGAATATAATCTTACTGGAACCGCAGTAAGTGGTGGGCGAATACTTGCGCAGGGGTTTTCTTCAGCATCCAACCAAGCAAAAGTTGCTACTAATATTTTAAAGGAAGCTCTGTTTAGATTCCAACTTGAACGGGATCCATTTGCACCCGATGCATATGCTATGGTATTGGAAGTTGCGGCAAGTTCAAATAGTTCATTGTGTCACGCTAGTATGGATTGGGAAGAGGTCACTCGATAATGAGATTTGCTGAATTTATTACAGAACAAAAGAATACTCATATGACCCATATTGAGGATAAGGTCATATACGGTGGTGTCAAGGGAACAAGAGATGCTATTATGGCATTACGTTCAATGAGAGATATGTTAGGAGGAGTGCATGATGGAAATGTATCTGTTAAGTGGGACGGAGCTCCTGCTGTGTTTGCTGGCACTGATCCTAGTGATGGCAGATTCTTCGTGGCGAAAAAGGGGATCTTTAACAAATCTCCCAAAGTATACAAGAGTAATGCTGATATTGACGCTGATACTTCTGGCGATCTCAATACAAAGCTTAAACTTGCTTTACAATATTTACCTGACTTAGGAATTAAAGGAGTTATTCAAGGTGATTTTCTCTATGGTCCAGGCGATGTCAAAAAATCTAAGATCAAAGGTAAAGACTATATTACCTTTCACCCCAATACAATTGTATATGCAGTACCGGCTGGGACGGACATGGCCAAGCAAGTTACGTCAGCAAAAATTGGAATCGTATGGCATACGAGCTACTCGGGATCGTCATTTGAATCAATGAAAAATAAATTCGGTGTTGATGTTTCTAAGCTTAAAAAATCAAAAAATGTTTGGTCACAAGATGCAATGTTAAGAGATATGACTCAATTTAGTATGTCTAAAAAAGATACAGAAGAAGTAAATATGTTATTGAGTGAAGCAGGAAAAATATTTAATAAGATTAGTGGCACAACTCTACGCCAACTTGAAAAAAACCAAAACCTTGCCAGAACAATAGAACAATTTAACAATACATATGTCAGAAAAGGTGAAGTTGTTATCAATACAACTCAACATGTCAATAAACTCATCTCTTGGATCACAGGCAGATATCGTGCCGAAATATCTAAACGGTCAACCGAAAAAGGNAAGGCTGCNCAACAATCTAAATTAGATGANGTTCTTTCATTTTTCTCTGCAGAAAATAAAAAATCACTAAAATTTATGTTTGATTTACAGAAATACATTATTTTAGCAAAATTAAAACTTATAAATATACTTAATAAACTAAACAATGTTCAAACGTTTTTAAAAACGAATAAAGGATATCGTACAACAGGCCAAGAAGGTTATGTTGCAATAGATAAACTTGGTGGTGATGCAGTGAAAATTGTTGATCGAATGGAATTTTCATTCGCCAACTTTTCACCGAATATATTAAAGGGATGGGATAAACCAGGAAGGAATTAACGATGGCAAGGTTGCTTCGTTTTAAAGATCTATTAGAGATGGACGGAAAGTCTCCTCTAGAACAAAAAGAACTTTCATTTAATGACATGCATTCAACTGAGTATCGTCCAGGTGAAGATGACTTAATTAACTATCGGGCATACCGCCGTAAAAGATTAGGTAGTTCAGGTGAAGGTGGACCAATCGGAGAATCAGTTGAAACTGATGAAGCCCTTGATATTCGCCAAAGACTTGCTAAGTCTAGAATGTTCAAAAGATATAAATCAAAAATTAAGCTAGGTCAAGAGCGCGCTAAAAGACGCATGGCTAATAAAAAGACTCTCGACAAAAGAGCACAAAAAGCTGCTCGTACTCTTCTACTTAAAAAGATTACTAAAGGTGTAGACAAAGGAGATCTTTCGTTTGCTCGTAGGCAAGAAATCGAAAAGCGTTTAGATAAACCTCAAATGAAAACTAGAATTAAAATGCTAGCAAAGAGATTATTTAAAGATATTCGTAAAAAAGAAGTAGAGCGTAAAAAAGGATGATTAGTTCTTTTAGCACATTTCTTGTAGAAGAAGAGAAAACGGTTTATTTTACTTTTGGTAGAATGAATCCTCCTACAATTGGTCATGAGAAACTTTTAGTTAAACTTGCGCAAAAGGCTGGTAAAAATCCATATAGAGTTTATCTATCTCAGACTCAAGACAATAAGAAGAATCCACTACAATATATCGATAAAGTAAAATTTACGAGGAAAATGTTTCCACGTTATGCCCGTTCTATTATGTTAAATAAGAAAATCAAAACAGTGTTTGATGCATTGACCTCTCTTTATAATGAAGGTTATGTTAATGTTTCAATGATTGTTGGATCAGATCGAGTGAATGAATTTGAAATTCTAATTAAAAAATATAATGGCCAAAATGGTAAACATGGATTCTATAATTTTAGAAAAATCAATGTTATTTCTGCCGGTCAAAGAGATCCAGATGCTGAAGGCGCCGAAGGTGCATCGGCAACAAAGCAGCGTGAAGCAGCAAGGTCAAATGACTTTACTTCATTTGCTCAAGGTTTGCCAAAGGCCGTAGGTAACGCAGATGCTAAAAAGATATTTAATTCAGTTCGTAAAGGTCTCGGATTAAAAGAAGAAAAACAATTTAAGAATCATATTCAACTTGAGCCCATTAATGATTTGAGAGAATCATATGTTGATGGTAAATTGTTTAAACAAGGTGATGTAGTAGTTATTAAGGATACTGGTGAACTTGGTACAGTAAAAAGGCTCGGTTCAAATTACGTGATTGTTGAAGGTACTGGTAATACTTATCGTAAGTGGCTTGATGCTATTGAGCGAATTGATGAGAAAAAACCAGAATATGAAACTGCATCTTTTTCACAAAATATAGGCGAGCAGACAAGCACACAACAAAATTTGCAAGAGGATACTATGCAGAGGTTTAAAAATTTTAATGAGAAGAATAAAGGCCTTTGGCACAACATTCATCAACGTAGAAAAAAGGGCTTAGCTCCTAAAAAGCCCGGTGAAAAAGGATATCCAAAAACTCTTGATATTGAAAACGTAGATCATGATGATATGGCAAAGAAAAAAATCGACAAAGAAAAAGCATCTAATGCTATTAGACATGATAGAATGATGGATCGAGCACGGATTCGAGACGCAATTAAAAAGAATAAGGAAACTAAGTAATGAAAACTTTCGATCAACTCAGAGAAGGATTCGTGTCTGCCGCTCAGCGTAAAGCGGTATGGGCGTCAAAAGCTGATGGTGGTAAAGGGCATCCCGATAATAAAAAGAAAAAATCTAAAAAAGAAGATGTAGCTGTCAAAGAACAAGATGAAGTCAATGAATTAGATACTTCTACTTTAGTTTCTTATAGAAAAAAAGCTAATAAGCAAAGATACAGCAATAACATTTCAAAAAGAACTCAAAGAACTGCCGGTGTTGATCGAGCTGATAAAAAGTTAAGAAAGCGCAATATCGATAAATTTGGCGATCACTCTCCAAAGGGTGTTGATAGAATGGGTAATCGTAAAGAAGATACTTCCGATGCAGTAAAAGCATTTCTTGCCAAAGGCGGCAAGATTAAAAAACTTGCACCTGCTAAAGCTCAAGGTTACCATGGTAAGGATGATCCAGGTAAAGGTATGCATGGTATGATGGATAAACCTGATACGAAAGCTATGGGCACTCGTAAGAAGGTTAAGTCCATGGAAGCTACTGAAAACTATCAAGTTCAAAAGTATACCAAAGGTAAAAAGGACGGTCCTGCAAAATCATTTGGCGGTGACCTGAAAAAAGCCACTGCACATGCAAGCAAAATGGGTGACGATCATAGAGTCCATAAAGAAGGTCTTGGAGATATGATTAGAACTGGTGCAAGAACCGCCGCAAATTCTGTTGCATCTGCAATTAATAATCGTAGATCTAAATTTGGCACTTCTGGAGGAGCTAAATCAGCTAGTCAAATGAGAGGTGAAGAAGTAAAACCTACTGCAACACCACCATTCGATAAGGCTAAGCCTATTCAAAAGGATACAAAGGATAAGTTTGGTAATCCTATCAAAAACCGTGCAAAACACCTTGCTCGTAAAGCGGCAAGAAGTCTTTTAAATAAGGAAAAGTAATGAAAACCTTTAAATCTTTTTACGAAGACATGACATTTAAAGTAGAAGTTGATGGGCTTCCTGCTTTGTTTATGAGCGGCAACTCTCCAGGAGAAGTAAAATCGCATCTTCGTAAATTGATTAAACAGCCATCGATGATTAAAAATGTTGAGCGTCAAACGAAACATGATGTTAAAAAAATGTATCGCAAAAAGGCTCAAGGTAAAGATATCGATGAGGGATTGAATGAACTTTCTCCTGACACTGTGAGTAGATATAAGAAAGCAGCATCTAAAAGTAATTATTCGGCTGCTCAACAATTTGCGCGCGTTGCAGGATCTCCTACATCACGGAAATATAAGAATAAAGAGATGGATCGTCTAGACAATATCGGCCGTAAACGTAAGGCTGGTCTTGCTATGGCTGACAGAAAAGAATCTTTAGACGAAAGAACCCCAATTCGTCCTACTATCCAAGATCCAAAATTAAAAAACTTACGTGTACCCAACCCAAGATATAAAGGTGCTATGAAACGTAAGAAAGAGAATGAAAGATCAGCAGACAAGTTTAGAGAAGATAATGTCAGTGAAAAATTGACCATTGGAAAAATTCGGAGGGCAGCGTACAAAACCGGCAAAGTGCTAGGAGATGTACAAGCGGTCAAAAAAAATAAGGTTGCCAAACGTATAAAGAATCGTGTAGTAGGTAAATTACTCGGTAAAGCAGTAGGTAAGCTAGGATTGTTTAAGTAATGGATAAGTTTAAGACATTTCTAGAAAAACTAACTGGCAAAGATTCAAAGGGCCATTTTCGTCCTACTGAAAAGGGCGCAGGCATGACTGCAAAAGGTGTTGCTGCAGTTAATCGTAAAACTGGTGGCAATCTTAAAACTGCAGTTACTGGTAAAGTAAAACCTGGAAGTAAAGCAGCTGGTCGTAGGAAATCATATTGTGCTCGTAGTGCAGGCCAAATGAAAATGTTTCCTAAGGCAGCTAATGATCCAAATAGTAGATTACGTCAAGCTCGTAGAAGATGGAAGTGCTAATGGCTGATACAACTAATCATAGACTTGATCGTATTGAAGAAAAGATAGATCAATTAGCAACTGCAATGATATCTATTGCTCGTGCTGAGGAAAAGATTGCTGCAATGCAAGAGTTTCAAACGAATCAAATTGAACGTGTAAACAGATTGTCTGTAAAATTAGATGATATAGAAAAAAAGGTAGATGAAAATCATCGTACCGTTTGTCTTATAAATAAACTTGTATATGCTGCTCTGATTGCGGCTGTCGGAGCATATGTGGCTCAATATTTTACTTAGGAGAAGAAAATGGATTATAATCCTTTCAAGAGTGGTTGGGCCACACAAGAAACGGTCCAAGAGAATTGTGAAGGCATGGTATGTAAATCATGTGGTGATGAGTATGGTAAACCTACCAATGAAAAATGTATGTACGATTCGAAAGACCCAAAGGGTAAAAATTGGATTAACGCGGAAACAAAGAATGAAGCAATGGATCCTGTAGACAAAAAAGAATTAAAAGGTAAACATGCCGATCGTAAAGATAAAGATGTTGATAATGACGGTGATGTTGATTCATCCGACAAATACCTTCAC